CCCAAAACACTTCCATTTAATTGCTGGGTTATCATCCATTTGGGTAATAGACTGCTAGAACGATTTTTTCCTAATACATTACTTAGTTGATTGGCCATATTATCTAGGCTTGCAGGATAAAATATATTTGTCGAACCAGGTGTAAGGCTAGTATAAAATGAATTATTTTGTACATTTGCAAAGCTGGTATATAAAAAGTCCTCACTCGTTAAATATGGTCCTAGTTCTAAACTTACGTAAGTAGGCCATCTTATTTGGGACGATACACTTTGTCCTTTTTCATTTACCAAATCGTCAATGATTTGACTGTATACAACCTCATAAACTATGTCCCCATTTTCATCTCTTGCTATTGCAGTTTTTAATTCACCTAATGTTAAATTTCTCCAATAGTGATTTTTCTTCATTGCTTCAATATAATTTGGTACACTGCTTGCATCTATTCCATAAGCGTGTACAAACGAAACATCTGTTGCTTTTCCAAAATTATAATCGTTTGGTCTATACAAAAAATCCGTAGGTATTAAACTTGTGTCATTTAATAAGTCATTTATTATTGATCTTTGTGATAAAGATGGAGAGGCTTTTAAGTACACATTTTCTGTGACTAATTCAAAATATTGATAAACATCCAGTGTAAAAGTTTTTGTACTTTTTACTAATGGATAGTCTAATGAAATCGCTTCCACTGTAAATGTAAATGTCGATGTACTAAACTGAGGCAATAACTCATTTTTGGGTTGATAAGATACTTGACCTATTAGTTCCCCATTGGTATCTAATGTAAGCTGAGATGGCAATTCACCCTCAACAAATCTATAAGTTAAATTTTGAGTTGAGTTTGCCTCTATCTTATATGTGCTTACAGTATTATTGTAAATTGTGCCTAAATATGAATCAGTTACCCAAACTATATCATTAGTAACTTCATTAGAAACATTTATAGTAAAATCATATGTATTACTATATAACCCATTAGGTTTAATTACAAAGACTGTGAAATTGTACTGGCTTAATCCTTTAGAAATATTAACTACTCCTGTAATCCAACCACTGTTTGGATCTCCTGTTAATCCAGGAGGCAAGCTAGAAAATTCATAATTTAGATTACCACCATCAAAATCATATCCTATAATTTTAAATGAGAAAAAATCTCCGCTCTTAGTAAATGGAATCGTTTTTCCATCTACTAGATAATAATCGTAATAAGGATCTGTTTCAAGTATCGGCAATCTTCTTGGGAAATAATTTAATATTACAGGTGGTCTAGGACTAACTGTTGGATTAACCAATTGCACGTTTTTAACTGTTATACTATATGATGCAGAGACAGTTCCTAAAACACTAGTCAACGTTATAGTGAAATCACTTTTTCTAGACGTTGGGCTACCATTAGCTGCTATTGGTGCCACCGGATATCCAGATATTACTCCAGTATCTTCATTTAAAAATAAACCTTCCGGTAAGTCCCCTGACGCTATAAAAAACTTCACTACATCTGATGGAATCGGAGTTGAATATTCAATCTGATAATTTACAAATTCGCTATCAAAAACAGTTAGTAAATTACCAGAGCTTGCTATTAATTTTGGAAATCCTGCAGTAAGCAACTCTATTGAAAACGTCCTATCCGCAAAGTTTCCTATTTCGTCATTGACACGTATAGTAAAAGTATATGTTGTATTTTTATTTTCTCCTTTAGGAATTCCGCTTATAACACACACGTTGTTTGCAGTAGTTATTATAAACCCATCAGGTAATCTTCCATTTAGTACGTTATATGTTAGAAGTAATGCGGGGTATACTGGTACAGCATTTACTGACACACTAAATGGCAAAGTAGATGAATAGTTACCTAACGATCCTGCAGGTGTTTCCCAAATAGGTTGTGCCATATTATCCTAAAGCTTTTAATGCAATTTCATAATGATGCTTGCGATCTTCTAAACCAATTGTTCCACCATTGATCCTTTTTGTTAAGCCGATAAAGTCATCTTTATCACAATATGAATTTAAATTGTTTTGATCCCAAAACCATCCAGCACTACTTACAGCACCTTCTGGTGTCTCTAAATATGCTACTGTTTCGTCTAAACTTATACCTAAATCTTGTGAGAATTTTGTGTAATTAGCACGACCAGTTAATTGAATTAATCCACGACCACAGAATTTCCAACCATCGCCACTAGCTTCATCTCCGTTACTCATACGATTAGCATAAACACGATTAGCTATCTTTTCAGGTTGTCTTTCGTATTGCTTTGCTATTGCTTCATTAGGGAAATACTTCTTGAATGTTCCCATTAATCCTTTAGCACTATAATTTAAATTCTCCTTAACAAAATTGAAGCCACCACTTTCGTGTGCTATCTGTGCTAAAAAGGCAGCGGCACGTTTTTTATTAACATACATATCATAATATTCTGCTGTTTCATGTAATGAAAGAGCATATTTCTTTAATACTGCTTCTTTTGTTTTTGGACAAATTTGTTTTAAAAGTTCTACTGTTATCATTTTTATTCCTTTATAATCTTCCTACTGCAACTTCAATTATTCCATACTCACCATCAAAATTTTCTAAACTTTTACCTAATACAGAACCTACGACTGGATACGGATTAGCCATTGCACAGCCATTTCCTGCACTTACTAGCATGTCACCTTTTTCTATTTTTCCTGTGACTTTAACTGGCACACGTCCTTGTAGAGCAACCATTGTAGGGAATTTAGTCTTTAGCATACTGTTCATTACATATGCAGGTTCTGTGGAAACCACTCCAGCTATTTTTGTAGAATTTGTTTCTCCGCAAATAGTAATTTCACAGTCACCACCAAACTTTACAACAGTACCTGGTTCTATTTTTTCATCTGCTGCATAAAATTCAGCTAAGTCAGCATATGTTGCAGATAACAAGGATCCTGTAGTTAATGACCATCTACCTGTTATATTACCTGTTGTAGTATTCGCACCGGTAGTTATATTTCTAGTTCTAATAAACGAATTCGCTGTGTTGGCACCACCAGTTAAAATTATATTACCTGCTGCTATGTTCGCCACAACACTTAATGCACTTGAAGTAAACACTCCGGAGTTTGGATTGTAATTTAAATTAGCATCAGCGACAAAACTAGCATTTCCACTAGTTGTATTGATAAAAGTAACGTAGTTAATTGCGTTAGCATTGTTAGTTGCGGTAATATTTGCGAAGTAACTTACATTTGCCTCTAAGACAGAACCGTTTACGTTCGATCCTTGAATATTACTTAGGTTATTTCCGCTACCAATAAAGAAGTTTGCAGTTACCGAGTTTCCTAAATTAGCTGTACTTGCAGTTAAATTCCCTGTTGCACTAATAAGTCCAGTTGTTCTTAAATTACCAGCTTGTGCATTCCCTGTTGCACTAATAAGTCCAGTTGTTCTTAAATTACCAGCTTGCACATTTCCTGTTGCACTTACTAAGCTACTTGAAAATAAGTTTCCTACATTTGCGGCACCGGTGACACTCATAATACCAGTTGTGGAAATATTACCACCGGTTATGTTTCCGATCGCTGAAACTATGCCTGTTATTATATTACCAGAAGTTACGTTGCCATCAGCACTGATAAATCCACTAGTTAAAACGTTGCCACCAATTATATTACTGGATGCTGATAGGATGGATGTATTTAAATTGTTTACGGTCGCATTGCCCGATGCTGATATAACAGATGTGTTTAAATTACCTACTGTTGCATTACCTGTTACGTTTAAAAAGCCATTGACATTAGAACCTAAGCCCGATATTACTAATATATTTGCATTGCCAGCAGAACTAAAATTTATAACGCTATTAGCAGTAGGAATACGTATATTAGAAGTACCGTTGGCTAATCTACCAATAAAGTTATTTGCAGTAATATTTCCTGTAGCACTCATACCTGCAGTTGTTGTTATATTTGCATTACTTGATATATTACCAACTGCGCTTATATTACCTATGTTTATGAAATTTTGTCCAATTATATTACCAGTTGCAGAAATTGCACCAGTAACTGTCAATAAGTTTCCATTAAATGTCAAATTAGAGGTCGCATCAATGTTACCTAAATTATTTAATAAAATTTGATTGTTACTACCTGGTGATGTCATGTAAGTTGCAGTAAAATTTAATGCATTTACATTATTGCTTACAAAACTATTCGATCTAATTGTGCCTACAACTGACAAGTTAGCTAAATTACCTACTGTAGTTATGTTGGGTTGACTATTAGAAGTGGCTGCAATAATACCGCTTATTGCCCCAGTAGCAGTGATATTTCCGGTACTAATTGTGTTGGCCAAATTAAGAACAAATGGGGTAGTACCTGAATTAATAGTTGCTGTATTACTCGTTGCTGTGGTTACACCAATGCGGAAATTTGCATCAGTTTGTATAGTGATATTAGCAATTCTATTTGTAACTGTTACATTTCCTGTGTTTTGATTTACAGAAATACCAGCACCCTCTACTATTTGAGAAACCCCAGTTTGGTACTGAATTGAGAACAATTCGTTAAAATTATTCTGTGTTTTTTGAAATGCTACACGTATAGCATCCGAATCTGGGTCGTTGGGGTATGCACCGAAGTCTATAGTTTCTTGAGCCATTTTAAATTTCTACCTTTATAGTGTATTTATCGTAATTTTGCAAAGCTCATGCCCAAAAAAAAGCCCGTCTAAGACGGGCTATATAAGTGTGGTTTTATTATTTTATACCACTTAATTTCTTCCAATCTGAAATCACATCCTCAGTCATACGAACTGCAGTATGAGGTAGTGTCGTTTGATCACGTTTTTCTTTGTTTAGACCACCAGCTAGAGTTTTGATAAGATACTTGATATCTTGCATAGTAGTATCATCTGCTCCATTAGCAAGTTCTTCTTCAATAGGACGTGCGCTTTCTAGGTTCTCATTCTGAAATGGGCTGTCGGCTTCATCCATTCTACCGTGACTGCACTCACTTTCATACATTCCGCACTCTTGGCACATACCTTCGCCTTCTTCTAAGCTACTTGTGTCTTTGTACTTTTTACCGTCAAGTTCAAATTCACCACCTTGTTGAGTGTTAGCTAGTTTACCAGTAAATGCATTGCCCTCGTCTGCTTGACCATAGGCTTCATCTACTTTTTCTTCTTCGTCATCACTATCTTCTTCATCAGAATCTTCTTCAGACTTGTCCTCTTCTTCACCTTCGTCGTCACTTCCTTCTTCATCTTTGTAGTCGTCAGATTCTTGTTCGTCAGATTCTTCACTATCAACATCTATGACATGAACTTCGTCCTCAACTCCTTCATCACCTACGTTCATTCCTGTTAATTTCTGCATTAGTGCTAACATGTCATCCATTCCTGAACTTGATCCTTCAGAATCATCTGACATTGGTACACCATATGCTGATAACATTTGCTCTGGTTCTATTTCAGAAACTTTTGGAGAAACATCTGCGTTCATGCCACCCATATCTCCCATACCTGCGTTTCTTAATAATGCCATAATTTCACTAGCTTTTTCACCGCTTGCTGTAATACTTACACTATCATCCTGACCATTATCACCCTGAGTTGTAGTTACAGTTAAACTTTCACTTAACATTTTCTCAAGTTGGCTATCCCAAAGACTAAATTCTAAGCTCTCTTTCATTGGCTTTGAAGAACTTGGCTTTTTCTCTTGCTTCGGTGGTTCTGCAGGATAAACTGGATCCATTGGTACTGGAGGAGCTATATCTTTTTGACCCTTCTTAGGAGGATCAGAACTCCAAGTACCTGTTAAATCATGTGGTCCTGATTTTTCGATTGAACCTTCATCCATCTTGTCGTGTTTGGCACGTAGCATTGCCATTTTTTCTTTGCTTGCACCTTCACGGCCTGCTTTACGTAATGCGTCCATACCTTCTTTACCATACTTTTTATTACCTAAGTATGCTTGTAAACCGCTTTCTTCCACTGCAGATTCTTTAACAGGAAAAGTTTCGCCACCTAACTTAAAGCTATCTTCACCGGAAGCTTTGGCTTGTCTCGCAGCATATGTAAATGGGCTTTCTTCTACTGGCTCTTCAACCATTGGTTGAGCCATCATAGGAGTTTCACCCATTATTGCCTTTGAACTGTGACGATGTATATCTAATGCATCACGTAACTTTTCACCCATATTACCTGTTGCCTTGAATTCAGCGATTTCTTGCTGTAATCCTTCTAGCATTTCTTCGATAGTCATTTGTGTTTCTTTCATCATCTCTGCGAAATTAACGCCTTCTTTAACTTTCTTTTTGCTCATCATTTTAAAATCCTGTGAATCTAATTTACCATTCTTGTTCTTGTCTAACTTCACCTGACCGCCCTTTAATTCTTCCTTAACACTATCAGGACTAGGTTGCTTACCTGCAGCCTTCATAAGCGAGTCATATGTTTGTTTGCTTACAGGCTTTCCGTTAGAAGTAAATTTTTCTTCTTTAACTTTTTCAGGAAGACCTTTGTGCTTCGTGCTAGCAAAATCTTTAGCATCTTTCTTGCCCATATTCTTAGCTACTTTAGCAACTTCTTTACTAGCAGGCTTTTTTCCCTTTTGTGCAGCATGAACCATACCCATAAACTTTTGTTGAGCCTTGCTAACCGCTTTTTCTTCAATCTGCTCACTTTCAACTAAAGTTTGTTCAGTATACTCAACCCAATCTTTCAGTGTATGCTTTTTGCTAGGTAACTTTGACTTACCACTAGTAGCTTTACCACCAATGATGTGTTTAGCTGCATCGTCTGCACCTTTATATTTACCAGCTTCTACATTAGAGTCTTTCTTAGGACGTCCACGGCCTTTTTTCTCTGCTGGTTCAGCTTTGGCTTTAGATTTCTCATCACCTTCTTCATCAGTGTCGTATTCTTTGCCATACTTACCAGTATGTTTTTTGCCTTTAATATCGGCCATTTTTGCTGCTTCATCTAATAATGCAAGCATTTGTCTCATGTCTATGTTCATAGTTGACTCCACAATTTCTTTCTTGGTTATATTTGATAATCCTAAAATGTGATCCAATGATTCTCTAACTGGTTCCATTCTTGGTATATTTTCTAAATCAGCATCACTTGCGCCTCTTTTTGAACGCTGGCGCAATTGATCACGTAATCTTGTAGCCCTATCGTCAGGTTCGTATTTTCTTTCTGCAGGAGGAGGAGCATAATTTATTGCATCATCTCTACCTTGTGCTGCTGGACCTTTATCAACAGGACTGTCTGTTTTCCTTGTTTCAATGTCTGAACCTTTTTTCTCTGTGTCCCTAGGTAATTCATTTTTTTCGCTGCGATCAAATTTTGGATAAGCTTCTTTTTCGTCACCCTTTTTATCACTGTCGCCTTTTTCAGCATCTGCCTTGCCTTTGTCATCTTTTGGTTCAGTTTCAGGTTTCGGCTTAGGTTCAGCTTTTTTATCCTCAGGCTCTTTTTCTGCTTTAGGTTCAGATTTTGGTTCAAGTTTTGGTTCTTCTGCAGGTCTATCAAAAAGTTTTAGTAATCGTTTTAATATGTCATCTTCACTTTCTGGTTCTTCTGCAGGTGTTGTAACAGCAGGTGTTGTTTGACTAGTTTCTTTATCATCAACTTTGTCTGCTTCGGCTCTTTCAGGTTCATTGGATACTTCTGTTTCCCATGAAGAAGGTTCAGTTGTAGTGATTACTTCATCTGCTTTAGGTTCTTCTGCTTTTTTAGTTGGCTCTGCCTTGTCAACTGGTTGAGTTTTCTTAGGAACATTTTTAGGTTCAGCAGTAACTACTACCGGCGGCAATGATTTTTCACCACCATCATCTATTGTTGCCGACATTGTACTTGGTTCAGTTTTTGGTTGATCAGTTGCTGGTGTAGTTGTAGCTGCTGCATCTGATGCTGTAGTTGAACCCGGGTCTATTAAATTTACAGTCATAGGTGTAGTGGCATCACCTTGTTCTGCTGATTTTGATTTTTCTGCTGCTGCTTTCTTTTCATCTGGGCTCATGTTTGCTAAAGCAGCAAGTAAAGCAGCATGTAATCCAACACTACCTGCCAGAGCCTTTCTATTCTTAGGTTCTGGAGTTAATGCTCGTTTAATTCCTCCCGGAAGAGCCAATATATCTTTTACTATACTAGCTTTTGGTGGAGGATCATATTTTCCAGTTTTAGGATTATACTTATAACCTGCAGGTATAGGATCACCGCCCAACGTTCTTCTAACTTCAGGCTTAGGTGGTTCAACTTTTGCTGGTTCTGTCTTTGCTGGTTCTGCTTTTGTAGGTTCTACTCTTGCTTGTTTTTCTGTTTTACCACTTATGCCTTTAGGTTTAAAACCACTTATTGTTCCTGGCTCAGGTTCTTTAAAACCTTTACCTTGTAATTTCTGTTGCAATTGCGCTTGCACATTAGCAGGAATTGGCTTGCCTGTTTTTGGATCCATTGTATATCTTGGCTGAGAACTTTTATCTGCTGCTGTATCTTTAGCTGCCTTATCTGTTTCTGCTTTTCTTTGAACAGCAGGACGGTCAAGTTCTTTATAACTTCTTTGTTGCGCAGTTAATTCAGGTGGTGCTTCACGTTTTACGATTGGTTCTTCGGGACCTTTTGATTTAGAAGTTTTAACTTGTGCAGGTGTACGTAGTGTTTGAGGTGCTAGTTCTCTTGCTCCTTGTGCTGTCATTGAACTGGTAGTACCTGGTCCTGTTGGAGTAACTCCTCTGTTTCCACCAATATAACCGCCAGCACCTCCTCCGCCACCCATTTCAGGTCCCATACGGCGGCGGTTAATCATATCCATTGGATCAGTCCACTCGTTCACCTGATTAGTTATATCTTTAGATTTCATTTTTTACCTGAATCAATCTTATCTTCTATTCTATCTAATTGTGATTTTAATGAACTTAGCTTCTCATTCATTGCTTCTGCTCTTGCATTAGATACTTCAATTTTTTTATCCAGGTCCCCTACTGTAGAGGTCATAGTTAAATAGCCGCCGCCGCCTAAGCTACATGCGCCTACAACTATCCATGTTAATTGGCTTGTCGTAAAATCTATCATTTGTTAAAACTAGCTCCTGTTTTTGGTTTAGGTGCTCTAGTTACTTGAGTCATTGGACTCTTTGTCTGAATACCTTCTTTAGTTTTGTTAGGGGCAGGAGTTGTTTTACCTGCAGCGTATTGATAATCAAATGTTGGCTTCTTAGGTACAACTTTGTCTAAGTATTGATTTGCATAATCTTTGCTTGCTTCTTTACCATCATCTTCTAATTCTGTATGTAGTAATAATGGGCTATGACTAGCTTCATTTGCATATTGTTCTACTTCGTGATTGATGCTATCATCATACTCTGTAGTGATTAGTCTTACCTGATTGACGTTTTTACCCATTAATTGAACCATTTGTTGGATCATTGGTTCTGTTGCTGGATATTTAAACTCACATTTAATAATAGTAACTGGTTCGTTGTGTATGTCAGGAAATCCATAAGGATCTTTTTGAATTGGGGTAGTTTTAGGATCCTCAATTTTGACAGGATCAAACTTCTTGAGGTTCATGCGCAATAAGTCTAAAAACTTACTGTCTACATCTCCTGCAATTTTAAGTGTGTAACGATATGTGCGCACACTTTCTACTAAATATTGGCGAAAGGTTTTCATGGTTCAATTCCTATAGTATTATTTATCATTATTTCCGTTTTTGCTTGCGATTAAGGTTTTGAGTAATTCGTTACGATCTAGTAATGCGGACCCATTGCCCTGAGGTATACTCTCTATTTCCTTAGTTTTTTCGTTTAATTTGGCATCTAATGCAGCTTTTTTAAGTTGTAATTCGATCATTTTAATCTTCTTGTTCACTTTAGCTGTCTTAGCAGTGATAGCATGTCCTAACATAGTACCTGCAGTGCTGAATATCTCTGCTGCAAATCTACTATCTACTTGCATTCCTAATTCCATTAAATCTGTATAGCTATCCTTCGCTAGTTCTGCTAACTCATCCATTTCAGTATCAGTAGCTTCTAATCCACGGACTTGCGGAAGTGCATTTTCTATTTTTTCTAGGTTGTTATAAACTTGAGTAGTTACTTCTTCAGGTACAGGTAAAGTCAGTTCTTCAATCTCAGGCTGATCTTCGTCTAAAGGGAGGTCGAATAATTCGCTTAATTTTTTAGTCATGTGCTATAATATAATAGTAGTATTTATTTACTTTTTTCTACCATTATAAAATAGGTCATCTTCAGTTATTACTCTAAATGTCAGTCCTTGCGACTTACAATAAGCATTTGCAGCTTGCCACTTTGCATGATTAACTGCGACAGTAGCACGGTCTCTAGCACTTGCAGTTCTGCTTTCAATTAAGCTTTGTTTCTTAGGTTTTATCTCTACGACTTCAGCGTGTTTTTGCCCAAACTTGTTTTCGTACAGTATAAAAAAGTCAGGGATATAAATTGTTTGTTTGCCAGTGAGTGGATTACGATAGGGTATTCTTATTGATTCACTTGCCCATTTTATGACGCTGTTATTATTGTCACAAAACATCATGAATGTTAGTTCCCAACCTGATCTATATTTTGGTTTTTTGTTACCAACATATTTGTTAGGGTTTTTAACTTCGTAAATTCCTTGGGCCCATTTAGACATTTTATATTACGATGTTACGTTGGATATTTTGATTGGGAATAGGTAGATTCGCAACACCATATAGTGTCGTCTTTGATTTCAAACTATTAAGATAGTACGCCATTGTAGCATTTAGTTGCAGACCACGTTTACCTTGTACAAACTCTAATAATGTCATTACAGGTTCACCTGTGTAAGCAGAAATTCTAAACAATATAGCTGTAAAATTCTTTGCAGTATTTTCGCTTTGGCAGACACTTTTAAAATAACTATAAACAACATCGAACTCAGTTGCATTTACAGTTACATCAGCGGAATAAAATTTGTCAAAAACTTTAACAGTATTATCAAGTTGACTTGTTAAATCATTTGTAGGCATAGTTATCTATTGAATGTTGGGAAACTGAAAAGTGTATTTCTGTTTGGTGTACCCTGAGTAGAATTAATAGCACCCGTTTTAAGTTCACTTGTTGCTAATCTAGCCAGGTCTGCTCCTTTAAAGGTATTATATGCTCTACCAGCAGTTAACACTGAGCCTAAAATGTCTCCGCTGCCTAATCCACCTAACACACCACCTGCAGCATTAACTAAACCACCTTGTCCTAATATTGTTTGATTAGCACCGGGTCTTGCTATAGGACTCAGAACAGTATCATATAGATCCATACCAAAATCACCAACAACGGGTTTAGCATTCGGTGATGTGCCATTACTCATAATCGCTCTACCATCAACTGCACCTTCAAAGTAATTTACACCTTCGTAAGCAATTGACATTGTGTGTTCCATTGTTCCATTACCAGAAGAATAGTCATACGTGTCATGCTTAAATGAAGTTATCATTGGATTTACAAGCCTATACTGTACGAAATTATGTTGGTTAAATCCATATACATTTATAGCTTTAAAGAACGGAGCTTTACTTACTCCTAAGGTATTTGCTAATGCAGTTAATTGATCTTTTGTACTTTGACCAATGTAACCCCATTCATCATCACCGTATATTGAATTATCATAGGTATTTCTTCTATTGTAATCAAATACATTACTGCTGGTCGCAAATTGATTAACAAAGTTTGGAGTTAGCGTATCATTAGGTGTCACCCCTAATGTTTGCGCTGCATTTTGAGTTGAATCTTTATAATAGTATGTAAAATATGCATACCATAAGTTGCGAATCAAATTAGCATTATCATCATGAAAAGTAATGTTAATGTCATCATACTTAACTTTAGTTTGAACAATACGTTTTCTATTGTATTGATTCAATGTAGTGGTATCAAAAGTATAAGTTGGTAATTGTATCGTTTTAACTGCTAAGCCAAAATGCGTGTTTGAACCTTGAGGGAAAAATCGTGTTATGCCTACTAGTTCAGTGTTAATTTCAAATGTTACATGAAATAGAAATTTAAATTTTGGGCTGTAAGAGTAACTATCGCTACGAAAAACCCTACTTGCATGTTGGAAATCTCGGAGATATTCTGTTCCAAATAAACCACCTAGAACACCTTCTCCGAGATTCTCACCTAATAGGTTGTCAATGAATCCTGCCATCTAGTAATTAAGTACCAATACCTGTGATAGTTGTGCCACCTAACGCACGACCAACTGAAACACCAATACCAGAACCAAGAGGACTTTGAATCGCATTATCGAATCGTATTGAAAGTGCGATAGTCGCTGGTTCATTTGAACCGTAGTTTAGTGTGTTATAGTTTACGTTTTGTATAAAACAACCATACATTTCCCATGTTTCTAATACGGTTGGTGTAGCTGTGCCGTTACCACCGTCTAATACTTCATAGTTGATTTGAAACTTATAATCTTGACCTGTTGCTGCACTGGCCTGTTCAACAAAATCCATTTGCTTTTGAATTTGTTGACCAACTAATCTTGCAACACTGCCAGTGGCATCGTCACGTAAATTAATTGTGGTCATTTGCCACTCATGCTTTCCTGCCAAATATAGTTTAGAGTTATAGATGTCAATTGGGATCTCTGAAAAACTTACTTGAGGTCTTGATACGTCCATAACCTGTCTGGTTAATTCTTGAGTAGACCCGCCCACACCAAAGTTTAAAAATAAAACTCTAAATCTGTATTGTAATTTTGGCATCAACAGTGCTGCTGTGCTGGGCGTATTGTCTTGCCCTACAGACATATTGAACAATGATTGTGATGCTGTTGCCATTTGTGTATCTCCTTAATATATTTATCTTAAAAAATGCTCAAGTTTAACCGAATATTGCTGAACCGCGTTCTGCTATTTCACCTGTGTTCATGATTCTAACAGGTATGTAAATAAACTCAGCTGCCTTAACAGGTTCAATTGCAATATCAATCCATAACTGATTTGCATCTATTCGTGCAGGAGTATTGTTTGTACCATCACAAACAACCAAGTAGTCGTATATACCACGTTTTGCAACTAAGTCTACAAATAGTGTTTGAACAACGCTTGTTATCTGACTTCTTGTTAGTGCGTCATTTGGTTCAAATACGAACGGACGAGCTAACACAGTTAACTTCTCACGAATATAATTTACAAGTCTAGCAACATTGATTCTATCAAGTGCGGACTGACTGTCAAATGAGTTTTTGTTACCATAGTTTAATAAACCAACGCTTGTAAAGAATGCTAATGGATTAATAAAGTTACTGTATAAAACATCACGTATACCTACACGATTCTTAATAACTTGGAATTCACCGGTATCAGCATCAACATAACCAATACTTGTAGCATTGTCAATTGTACCGCGGCGAGTACCAGCTGGTGCTAACCAAGGATAAGCGATGGTGTCATTACGTAAGAACGTTCTTAACATCATATGACTTGGTGGAACAGCTACTGGTGTACCAGTTAGGTCTGTACTTAAACCACTTGGGTAGAACAATCCTAAATAACTATCACGTGTCACACATCCATCTTCACCTGTGCTTGCTGCACCTGCAGTGTTTTTAGCCCAAGCTTCAATATCAGTTGCCTGATCACTTAATCTCATTGGGGTATCACCAAGTATATAAGCAGTGTTACCACGCTCATTATTAAGTGCTACCATTTGTGGTTGTAATTCAGGATAGTTTGGACATGCCATTAAATTAAAGAAGTTATCTTCTTCACGTATTGTTTGATTTGTTGAAATAGAAGCAGTTAGTGCTTGTACTACCATTGCTCTCTGTGCTTTTCTTCCCATATATGGGCTACCGTCGTTCTTTAGACCACTAGCTGAAACCCACGCATTCTTGACTACAGGAAGTGTCACATCTCCAAATGTTTGACCATTGAAGTAGTTTGATCTAAATTGTTTTATGTTGTAACCAGAACGGCGTGTATTGAACAGCAACATGCCTTGAGGATATAAATCTGGGTTAGGTGCATCTAAATCAAGATAATCGCTTGTTAATAAACTAACGATTGATGGTATCGGATCACTTATAGGGTCTGTACTACCATTGCCAGCCCAACGTGCGTCTGCGAATACGATACCGTCTCCTGACGTTTGATCAGTGTTATCAATTAATATCCACTGGTCAATTCCATCAACATTTTGCCAACGACTTAAGACAGGATAATTTTCTAAATCACTACTATCTATCCATAAATCCCCGTAAACTAATGCAGTGCCATCAGTTTGTGTGATAGGTGCTGTTGCACTAATAATTGGTCCATTTGGATCAGTAGCATTTGTTCCTGTAGTAATTGGATTACCAGAGGCGTCGTAATTTACATTCTTGTACCCTTTCCAAACACCTGCTTGTTGAATCATAATATCTACTTGATCAATAGAACTATAGAACCAATTGGTATTATTTGTAGGATTAGTAAACGGTGCACCTTCATTAGCAATATAATCTATAACTCTCCAATTAGAAACCTGATTAATATAACTTTCTACTGCAACACCTGAAGCATAAGCTACAGAAGTAACTGCTCCACTATCAACAGACATAACTCTTACAGTTAAATTATTATCAGGAGTTGCTCCGCCTAAGCTAGTGCCCTCAATTGTGATGAAATCACCAACGTTATATGATGAGCCTCCTGCCGATACGCCACCTATTAGGTAGTAATTTCCTATTCTTCTTACATTTAATGAGCATCCTGTGCCAGCGCCTGTGGTGCTATACTGTGGTGCTGCACTTATAGTTGATCTTTCGTAAGCTAATGGATATACACCAGAGTTAACTGAATATGATAAGCCAGCTAAATCTAGTATGTTAGTGTCAGCTAACATAGTGATTACACCACCTAAATTATGTGTTAACTGAATTCTATTATCTGTAGTAACAGATGCGCTTGTATTTGGAATCTGTAATGATTGCCATGCTGTTACAAATTCGGCAGCGCCTACTGTTCCTGCACCTGGCATAGTTATAATATAAACTTGATTGCTTCCGGTTACTTGTATACCTACCTGAACACCGTTAGGTAAATTAGGGTTCGCAACAGATCCAGTAATAACTGTAGGACCTGTAGCTAATCTCTCAAAGAAGTATAAGTTGTTGTAGTAATTGGTTTGATTTTGATCAAACACTCCAATTACTGTGCCTGCAGGAATTAACGCCCCTCCTGTTCTATCCAATGAGGTAGTTGCAGAAGTTAAATTATTGTATATACTTACTGGTTTTTGTATGAATGCAGAGCTAGTTGTACTGAATTCTTGCATTACAATGTTCATACCGTTTCCGGTTATTGAAGTTTTTAACCAAACACTTCCTGTTGGGTGTGGTGTTGATTGACCAACAGACCATAATGGCATCTGAGCAGAAGTACCTGCAAAAAGCTCAGGTGGATAGTAAGGCGGAGCTGTATCTATGCCTATATCAGAAAGAACTGTACTACTGGTAGTAAATACCAACGAAGGTGCATCGTTTACTACATCTGACGGATTAGGCGAAAAGAAAATGTTTAGTCTACCGTTAGTTACGTTCGAACTAAGTTCCCCGATACCAAGATTATTAATGGTTGTACTAACACCTTCTACTGTATTGTTTGGTGCTGAAGGTACTATGATTTCAACACTATAACCCATTGGATATCCACCTGATTTGGTTATAGTAAATGATGTACCAGCTGTAAGAGTAGGATTAGAAACTGTTCCTGTAACTGCAGGAATCGTTGATGCCCATTCTGGTGTACCTAATTTTACCCATGCATTGTTTTGATTTTTATAGAAAAAGGTACTTTGATTATATGGATCAATGTCATTTGGATATATTGCATTAACTGCGTAACTACCTATGTTACCTAAACTTTGTAGAGGATACCCACCTAATAAATCTGATGTGTTAGTTATTACTATAGGAGTTTGTTGTGTAAACTTACCTGTAGATTTATTAAACTCATATAGGCCCCACTGAGATGTAGTAGTATCTAGCCAATATGTACCGTCTGTAGGATTACCTTTAGGACGTGACAATGTACCAACTAAACTAGCTAAATCTATATCAGCACGTAGTACCCAAATTCCGTTGGTCACCCCTAATGTAGAGTAAGCTGCAAGAAGTCCATATTCATTAAGTTCATAACCCTGTATAGGAGTACCATTTGTCGTCTTGTAAAAGAATGGATTTCCATAAAGAGAAACTAAATCACGCTGACTTGTTACTTTATAAACCTTGTTAGCATTAGCAGCAATAGTACCCGGTGCTACTGAAGTACCTGCAGCATTTGATTTGTTTTGTGCTGTAGCTATAAGCACAAATGGAACTGAATTAGTTTGGGCTGGTGCGTAGTTGCTTTCGTCAATAATTGTTACTTCTACGCCTGGTGATGTTAGAGCCATTTTATATTTCCTTATATGTTATGATTTTGAGGGTTAACTCCCTAGTATAATTATATTTATTAATATTTTGAGAAAATGCGGTTCTATCAACTCTTCGGGAAGAGTTATGCTAAATATTGGTATGAAAAGACCAATATGCAAGGTCTGCAACAAGAATCCCTGTGCAGCTAACTATTATAGGGACGGGGTAAGACACTACAGGAGCAAGTGCGAGGAGTGCAGACGAAAAAACAAGAAATTAGCCCCTCAACAACCTAAATGGAAACTAGCAGGGTATAAGAAAAAATCCACATGCGATATATGTGGATTTAAAAAAATATATGAAAGTCAACTAGTTGTTTATCATATAGATGGCAATTTAAACAATGTAGATTTATTCAATTTGCGCACCGTATGTTTGAATTGTACAGAGATAGTCAAACGCAGAGACACGATTTGGAAACGAGGGGACCTAGAGGTTGATTAGTCTAAGTTAAGCATATTCTCAACACAACTAAACAAATCATCAATAGTGCTATCATTGTGGATTTCGTGATCAAATTTCAATCCTACACTGCTATATTCGCTAGGATGTATTCCTAATTTTCCTAATCTGTCTTTGGCTAATGACCAACCTATGTGTTTAGGTCCTTTGTTAACTGAAATAGCATCTTCGTACCAGTTGGGTTTAGGACCACGATGCACCCTGATTGTTATACCACCCAATCTTTGTATCGCTGCA